GACGATGCTCCTGGTAGCGTTGAGGAACCAGCCAGCAATCGGTCTTATCCGCCCGGAAGAAGCGAGCCCGATCCGAAATGGACTGAGCTGCTTTGCAGTAACCAAAGCCGGCCAGGCCCGAACGGTTCGGGCCTAGTGCATCGGATGACGGGAGGTAGTGAACACAATCACGGCAGGGCATGCCGTGAGGGTATGGCTGACCGCATTGCACGGTCAGGGTGAAACAGTTCTACGCCTAGAACAGGCTGCCTTGGGTATCCGTGAGGCTTGGCGCCGGGGTGGGCGCATTGATGATATTGATCACCTGGCGATTGGAGATCGGCCGGAACTCCCGAACCAATACGGATATGGCGCCCCGGGATGAGTGACCCCCATTGACCAGGGCCTCATAGCGGGCGATCAACTGGCGATTACGCTCAGCCCGGATGGCCCGGTCACACAGAGGGACGTAGATATCTTCCTCTCCGCCGTAGGTGTCGCAGAGGGTACGGGTGGCACGGGGGCCGATGACTTCCTCCAGGGCCGCCCAGATATCCCCGCCCTCGGTCTTTGGGAAGCGGATCACCTGGCCGCCGAACTCACGCACCATGTCCATGGTCTTCCCGTGGCCGATGAGCCGGATGAATTCCTGGATGACGGTCGGTAGCATCATGCTCAGCCACCCACCTGCTTTTGCTGGCGCTTGACCAGGGCGGTGATGACGGCCTGTTTTCCATCCTCGCTGGCCCACTCCAGGCGATCGACTTTCGCCAGGCGCTTGAGCATAGACGGCCCTCGCTTGGATGCCGTCAGGTAATGCCAAGGCAGGCTCATATCGGCCAGAAGGGCTTCGATCTTCTGAAGCTGAGGATCGGTATCCAGCCCGGCCGGCTTGCCCTGATGGTGGGCATTGCGTCCGGTCTTCCCATTGATGGCGTCCAGGACGGTATCCAGTTCGGGGATGGTCATCTCGGTCAGGCTGGATTTTCCGACCAGGGCGAATTGCAACTCGTGGCGCACCTCGTCATCCATCCCCGCAAACTTTGCAGCAGCCTGGATGGCTTTGATGCGAGCAGATTTTTTGAGCTTGAACATGATGCCTCCGGTTGAAACCTTCTCCAGATGCCCCGCTGGGCGAGGCATGAAGCGAAGGTTTAGGGATTAACGGCGTCGTTGAAATGCTTGTACGGCTTGAACTTGATGACGTTCTTGGCCGGGATGGTGATGGGCTCCCCCGTTCGCGGGTTGTGGCCATCGCGGGCCGCTTTGGTTTCCACGTAGATCTTGAAGTTATCGGTGACGACGACTTCCTCTCCCGCTGCGAGCGCATCCTTGATGCCATTGAGTAGTGCGAACAACTGGCACTCGGCGACCTTTTTCGGAACGTCCCCGGCACCAGCCAGGATCTGGGTCATTTGCATTGCTTTCATCGTTCTCTTCCTATGGTTTTGGTAGATGGCGGGTCAGGGCGCCAATTGGGTGTGCAGAACACCTAGGACGGCCTTTTCCTTCTCCCCCCCGCCTGCGCCGGTTACATGCGCCACCGAGCGCTGGGCTCACTCCACATCAGGGGTAAACAGAAAAATTGTTCAAAGGAAACTCGTCGTGAACCACCCCATCGAGCAGGCGGCCGGCGGCTTTCTTGCCGACGCGCTGCATGTAGGCGCTATCGCCGCCGTCTTCGTTCTCCAGGCGGCGCCCGTCGTGGCCTGATTCCGTGAGGCGGATGCACGGCCATTGCGTGGCGCCTGGGTCGTAGTCGGCGCAGCTCTTGCCATCCTCGAACGTGTGGTAGCAGTCGCTTCGAGGAACCCACTCCCCCCATTGCTTAAACAGAAACGGGACGCCGGCAGCGGCGCACTGGTCGCGCAGAGAGCGCGCCCACTCGGGATGCATCGGCCTGGCCTTCGGTCCGGACTCGCCTCCGACAACGACCCAATCAAGCTTGTTGTGCATTGGGCCTATGGCATCTACTTTCGTGCCGTTGTACCAGTCTGAAAAATCAGACTCCCATGTGGCGGAAAGGCCGCGCCATGCATCTACTTCCTGCTCCCATGTCCAAGGTGTCAGGCAGTCGATTTCATTGAACTCTTTGCCGTCGTTAATATGGCGCAGATCAACCGGCCCAAGAAGCGGCTCGGCACTGATCCACCGCACCGCAGCCGGCGTATCGAGCAGGAGCGGGATACGCTCGTCGGCAGCGGCCTGGTCCTCGACGGTGACGCCGATCCAGACGTTAGGCAGCGGTAAGTGACGCCGGCATCCGACATGGACGTTCGACGCGCCGGCCTTGAGCTTGTAGAAGTCGCTCAACTTCGCGAACTCTGCCTCCGCCTGCCCGATACGTTCTTCGGCATGCGGATCGGAAAGGTAGCTGCGCATGCGCTCGGCGCGCTTGGTAAGCACCTGGAAGGTGTGCTTCGGTGCGAGCGCCATGACCGCGAACACCTGGTCGATGAAGCTGTCGGGCACGTCCGGGTGGAACAGGTCGGACATGGAATTGACGAAGATCAGGCGCGGGCGCGTCCAGCGAAGCGGCTGGTCCAGGCGCTCGGGGTGGCAAGCCACGTCGGTAAAGGCGCGGCCACGATAGGAAGGAAGGTGCTGTAGCCGGGCCCAGTCGCGCTCGGCGTAACAGTGCTTACAGCCTTGTGAAACCTTCGCGCAGCCCGTTATCGGGTTCCAGGTAGCATTGGTCCATTCGATTCTGGTATTGGCACCCATCACGCCACCTCACTTGATTGGGGGGCTGAAAACGCCTTGGCCCGGGTGTTCGCATTGATGCAGGCGCCGACCATGTAGGCCAGAAGCACCAACCACGCACCAAACCAGGCCCAGAACAACATCCGAGCCAGCACCACTAGGCCGATGGTGGTCTGCGATGGCCAGTTGCCCAGATCTCGCGCTTCTTGGATTCCTCGCTCGGAACTGTTGGCAATAGCAAAGACGACATACAGGGCGACCAACAGATAGGTCACGTTGCGGAACTCTTCGATATTGAGCGCCCAGCCACAGACCATCAGGACCGTGAACACCAGGTTCCAGAAGACGTATTTGATCAGTCTCATGCTGCCTCCCCGGCCAGCTCGGCCTCGAAGGGAGCCACCACAAAGTCTTCGCCCTGGCTGATGCTGATCCCGGCGACGTGGGCCACGGCTTCGGGTTCGTTGAGGATCGCGTCCTTGTTGATTTCATCCTTGGAGCGGATGAATCGGGTCAGGCCCAGGCGGCGCAGTACGTCCAGGACGGCCTCGGCGCCGGTGACGCGCACAGAGGGAGGACGCATGCGCCAAAGGATCTCGCCCGTGGTCAGAGCGGCGGTCTTGGTCTTTCCCCCTTGGGTCAGGGCGTCCCGATTGGCTTCAGCCCAGACCTGGACGCCTTGGGTCAGTGCCTCGACCTTGGCCTTATGGGGTTCTGCGGCTTCTTCCCAGCGAGCTTTCACGCGTGAAAGTTCATCGTTCATGTCGGCGGTCAGGCGGGCCAGCTCGCGCTGGCTTTCGCCGATCTGGCGGATGGCCTCGGCCGCCTGTTCCCGGGATTGGGGCACAGTGACTGCGACGGCGGTAGATTTGATACGGGTTTTCTTTGCCATGCTTGCTCCTAAATGCAGAAAGGGTTTGAATCGTTCGCGGCCTTGATTCGGCAGCGGTCACACATCCGGTGGTGGGGGCCATCGCTGTAAAACGTCTTGGGGCAGCACAGACACTTGCGCTCCTGGCGGAGGGGCTTTTTCTGGACGACTTGAGCCTTCCGGTCACGTCTTTCCACCGTCAGGTCAAGCGTGTCGATCCGGCTGCTGACGCTACTGATGGACCGATCAAGAGCGATCGAGATATCCGAGTGAGAGGCGCCAGACTCCAGCATCTGGATCAACTGGCGATCCTCTTCGGGCAGCCACAGGCGAGTAGTTCTCCGTTCGCCCATGTCAGCGCTCCGCCTTCATCCACGCCAGGTGCCAGGTGTAGTTCAGCGCCAGGTAATAGCGGGTGGCCAGCGCCAGGCGCCGGGCCAGTCGTGTGGGGGCCGCGATCAGCCGCCCGGCGGCGTTGATTACTCGTCCCATTGGGGCTCCTCCCACACGATGCGAACGGATTCGCACATGGCTTCCCAGGTCGTGGTCCGCAGGCCGTGTTCGACCCGGTAACCCAGGGTCTCGGCCTCGGGGAACACCTCATGCACCCAGGCCACGGGGGGCACCCAGATATAAGGGCCCCGGCGGTCAGCAGCAAAGGCCAGGATCGGGATGTTGCGGCGGATCAGCACGGTGGCCCCGGCTTCAAGCTGCTTGAGCGTCGCCTGAAAGTGCTGCCTGGGGTCGCCCGGGGGAATACGCTGGCCAGGTCGGCGCGGCAAATTGATGACGATGGGGGTCATGTCAAAGCTCCCTGATCAGATCCGCGGTCACCAGGGGGATACCCAAGGAGGCAGCGCGATTCATCGCCGCCGTGACGGTGTTGTTGACCGTCAGCGGATACAGGTTGGTTTTGAGGGCCCC